GCAAACTTACTTGGATCAATGTCAAAAGGCATACCCTTGAAAGCAGTTTTATCTTTTTCCCATTGTTCAAGTATCTTCTCTAAACGTTCACCGAGAATCTTAGCAGCTTTAGTAGGTGACAACATACCATGTCTCACCTTACTCATTAGAACGTCAAATTCCTCTTGAGGGTTAACAGCAGATCGTGGGGGAAAAGTCCAGTCAGGAAGATATTTACCTACACCAAACTTAACTTGATAGATTCCATTGAACCAAGAGAATAAAACGTCAAGTTTAGGTTTTAACATTAGTTTTTGAACAAAATCTAATTCACTATAAAATTCAGTTTTACCCATTCGCCCGGAAGCCCAATTCACCAGAGAATAATCACCAGTAAATTGTTCATAAGTAATCCCTGCTCCTACAGCCATGTCTCGCTTCATTCCAATATCAAAACCTGTTGAGCTATCAGCTTTAGGAGGGTCAATAGTATGAGGTGTAGTACCTTGATTCACATAATGAATCATACCGGGTTCAAGTTCGTCAGGAAGGTCTTTAGTTCCATTTCCACCAACACCCATTTTACCATCTGCGTTTTCAACAAATAAAGCAAACAAGGCTGAAATCTGTTGTTGCATTAATTTAGCATCTTTATAGGTGTCATAGTCCCTCAAGGTTGTAGCTATATTAGCAAGCCATGTCATTCCTAAATGTTGACCTATACGATCTTTACGAAAGATGTGAATAATTTCTGAAGCTTTAAAGAATTTTGATTCAGGACGCATCACAGTTTTATCAATTAAAAACCAGTAACCTTTTATTTGAGAGTCACTATCATATTCAATTCCATCTTTAATATTCTCACCGGCCTTTGCACGATCTAATTGAGATTGTTCTAAAGTCTGTAACTGAAGTGGAAAAATCATTAAAGGATTAATATGTTTACGAACGAACACGCCACCCGACTCAACTACGTTAGTCATCCACAACCATTGAAGACCGTAAAGATCGTAATGACCTTCAAAATCACAAGCTGTACTTTCTGACCATGAATCCCATGTCTCTTGATATTTTTTAGCTTTCTTAGTTGCACTACTGGTAATATCTAACTGGATGCCACCACCAACAGCGTTATTAGCCCACACTCTTTTTATGCGTCCAGCAAGAGGGTTATTCCTACCTAACTCTTGAGCCGAAGCAGCACCGATCTGAGCAGCTTTACTGACCTCTTGTGAACCTGAAGTATTAGGACGATTCCACCCTTGATTCCTTCTTCCTCTACTTGAGATTTCATACTCACGTAAAACTTCACCAGCTATTCTAGCTTTAGCACGTTTTAGTCCAGCTTCAGGACTAAATATATTTACAACACTGTCAATAACATTCATTTAATTAATACCCTTTACTGGTTGTAACTAATCGTGAACCTGATGGCTTTGACCCCGTTAATTCAGCTTCTATATCCTGAATAGCAGTTCTCATTTCCTTCATGCTTTGATACTCAATCCATGTATCGCCTTCACGAATTTTTAATATACCTCTGGCATAAGAATTTTTAAGTTCAGTTAATTGAGCTTGTGTAGTCATCGTTTTATCCAGCCACCCTTTCTACGTTTACGGAGTTCACTAACAGGTTTATCTTCTTCAACATGAGTAATAGCCTCTACAGGCTTGTTCTCTGGAAAGTACACTTCTTCAAGCTCTTGCCAGTTTTCTTCACTCATTCTATCGATTTGGAGCATAGCAGAAGCAGCTCGTGAGTACACTCTACAATCTAAAAAATGGTTATCTTTTCGTAATTTTTCCCAATAATATACGTGAAAACCTTTATTATCTGTCTTTTTTACATATTGTTCAGCCGTAAGCTGTTCAAAGTATTCTTGATCATATTCAGGAAAGTGAGAGTACCCTGATGGGTATCTACCTTCATTTTCAAGGTCTTCATCAGTAGGTTTCACTGCATTCAACCAACGATAGACTTGTTCTTTTATGATGCTTGAACCAACCCCCCAAAGCATCATACCCCGTGACATTCTCTTACCCTCTATGGTCACGTCAACAGGTCTAGGAGTACCGATTAATGTTTTTAAATTATCATCACCTTTGACAGGGACTACCCTATCTGAACCGTACTCTCTACAGAATGTGTAAACTTCATTTGTATTATACCCGGAGTCAATACAGCATTTCATAATAGGAACTTCAAACCCTATACTGTTAGGAAATGTTCTATCTAAAAAATTACTTAACCTCTCTTTGGTTTTATCATCTTCGATGGTTCCCTCTATGACACCTTTTTCAATAGACCATGATTCTTTTCTTCTTCCCCATCCTGTAACTTCGTATACTAAATAATCTTTCTGAACGTCAATACCACAAGTGATTAATAACGCCCCATCTGGTATGACAGAAAACAGATAATTCTCCCTTCGTTCATACAATCTTTTCCAGTCTGGATGTTCACCTTGTTCCTTCCAAGTTTCAGCCATTCGAGTATTATGGAATGCTTTTAATGACTCCGGGTTATCCAGAGCATCTACGAATTCTTTTGCTAGTTTTATTATCGGTGTGAACGGACTTGCCAGAGCAGAAACTTTATATCCATGATGCCAAGTCACTCTAGGTTCGGTAGCTTCCCACCTTCCATTCCTGATACTGTAGTGACGATCTGATTCGCTCCATAAAGTACCACACTCACTACAAAGAACAGCAGCTTTAGTATGATCGAATTTTTTATTTTCATCTTTAGGTATTTTAACATCAGTCCACACTAAAACTTTTTCATGATCACAGTGTTTACATTTTTGCAAAAATACACTCTTGTTAGACTTTTCATATTCAGCAGCGATTCTTGATTTTCCTTCAACGGTAGGAGAACATGCAGCTATCTTTTTTGCTCGTGTTCCATAGGTGGTACTTCGACCCCACACTACAGCGATAGGATCACCCTCACCACCTGAGCCTTGCTCACCTGAGCCTACATTGATTGGATACTTATCTATTTCATCTAGTAAAACTATTCGCACTGCTCTCATTGCAAGGTCAGTAGGATTACGTGCAGATACGATACTTATCTGACCTCCGGGAAATTGTTTCTGAGTGATTGTGTTACCTTCACCTCTACGGTTTTTACTGAACACATCCGATATGACAGGAGTAGACGTTACAGATTTTACTAGACGTTCTTTTGACCATGCTTCTGCAGTTTCTTTTTTAGGAGCCACGTACATGATTGGACTTGGTTCCTGATGAATATAATACAGAGCAATGTTGATCATTAATTCAGTCTTCATTAACTGAATACAACACATCACCGTAACCTCTTGAACAGACTTATCAGAGATCGACAACATAGGCTGTCTTGCCACCTCTACCCGGTTAGTTTTCCAACGTCCGGGTTCCGCACTGTTATCAGGTAAGTACCTGTATTCATCTGCCCATTCAACTAGGTTTAATTTTGGGGGCGGGGATAGGGAGTGGTAGAGGGCTTCGCTTATTGACTGAGCTATCTTCCTCTGTGATCGTAGACTGGTTTCCAATATATTCATGCTTATAACCTGATAAAATTTCTAATGTATCTGTGATGTCTCTTTCTAATAAATCTGTAACAGCTTCTTCGTCTTGATGGGATAATATTCCTGCTAAACGTGAAGGTGTTGAAACTAATTTTGCTCTTACCTGAACCAAGGCTTCAGTAAAATTAAGCATGAGGTCATCGATGTTAGCAACTTCCTCACGATCTTTAGCTAACGATAATTCGGCCTGTAACATTCTAGCCACCTCATACCTTCGTTTAGCTTCTACGATACCTATACGACCACCGTTCTCGTCATCTGGTAAAGCTTCGTCAACCTTGTATTGTATGATCCATTTGGTTGCCACTGCTGAATCGAATAAATGAATATCACCATCTAACTGATTCGGTAAACCTTGATCGATCAGCTTCTTTAAATTGGTTACAGTTATCCCGGTAATCTTAGCCAACCCTGATAATGCTACTGTTTCACCAGTATACATATCACGCCTATGAAGTGTTTTAGTCATTATTCTAATCCGCACCTTACTCTTAAAATGAAATCTATATTATCGTTAACTTGTTCAACAGAATGTTTCACCCGGTATATGTTAGCCACCTCCACATTATACTTCGTGGAGCACACTCTTAATGATAGCCCATCTACATAATAACCAAGTAAACATTTGATTAAATCAGGACTTCGTATCTTCGAAATGGTTATCAGCATTTCAATTATTTTTTTATTTTCTAAACCTTGCCTTAACATAATCGTACTATCGTGATGAACGGGATGAAGGGGGTATTATGGCATATTGTTAGGTATGTAACAATATTGTTAGGTATGTAACAATTATTTTCTGAGTTCATGGCTACCGCGCCTCTACGCCCC